GGAGCCGTTGCTACCAAGCAACGACTCTGGGATAAGTTCCGATGGACTAATGTCTCGGCGAACATCACAAAAACATATCCTTTAGATGAGTATTATTTCTCATCTCTCGGACATGTCTGTGACACGTACCAAGAGTTTAGTACCCTTGGTGATCTGGATCTTCCGGCGCGAGTTATTCTCGTACCGAAGGATTCACGCGGCCCTAGACTCATATCCTGTGAACCAGTGGATTACCAATGGATTCAACAGGGTCTGGGTAGGGCGATTGTCAGTTGGGTCGAGAAACATCCCACCACCCGGTGGAATGTTCGATTCACTGACCAGTCAGTGAACCGCCGTGCGGCCCTATATGGGTCGTATAGCGGTAGATATGCAACCCTTGACCTCAATGAGGCAAGTGATCGCGTATCCTTATCACTAGTTCGTCTACTCTTTCCAGAACCCCTTCTAGGGGCCTTGGAGAGTTGTAGGAGTTCATCAACTGTGCTTCCGAACGGTAAGCAGTTAGTGCTTCGCAAGTTCGCGCCAATGGGTAGCAGTTTATGCTTCCCTATATTGGCTCTTACTTGTTGGGCTCTGCTTAACGCAGGTGCACCCGACGACGATACTCGCGAGAGTATCGCTGTGTATGGAGATGACATCATTGTTCCAACGGCGTTCGCCGTAGACGCAATGAACATACTCGAGTCATTTGGTTTAAAGGTAAACCGTGACAAGAGCTGTACCAAAGGACTCTTTAGAGAGTCATGTGGCCTAGATGCCTTCAACGGCATCGACGTCACACCTGTCCGTCTTCGGACAGTTTGGCAGTCATCCCGATCGGCTAGCGTTTATTCTAGTTGGATCGCTTACGCGAATTCCTTCTATCGTAAACGTTACTACACCGCCTACGAGCGAATCGTAGGGGAATTACACCAATTATATGGTGAAATTCCATGCAGGGACATGTGGCCCCTCCGCGAGGAGGATATGCCGCCGGTTCCTGCTCTGGTTGAAGTACCTGATCACGTGAGACCTAAACGCAGACGAAACAATCATCACTTGCAAAAGTGTGATTGGTACGTC